AGAGGTCAGTCATCGAGGGGTTGAGCACCGATGCCGCGTCCTGTATAGCTGTGACGTCTGCCGCGTTGCCGGGAATTACGCCGAATTTTTTAGGCTCTTTGAATGCCGCCATAAATATCTCCTTAAAGTTTAGTGATGCCGTATGTCGCGAAGGTTCCGTTGCAGAAGTTCTGCAGCCCCGTGCCCGCAAAGCCGAAAGTCGGCGTTATGACCTGATACATCTCAAGCCCCACGCCTGCCGGAAGCCACGGCAGGTTGTCAAGTGCCGCCTTGTCAGACTCGGAAAGCGGCGAGAGTATCAGCACGCGCAGAACCATAGTGCCCGTATGCAAAATCTGGATATCCGCGTCAGGAAAGAGCAGCTTCACCATGTGGTTGAGGCCTGCGAGAGACGAATTCGAGATATTGATGAGCGCCTTAAGAAAGACATAAGTCCGGTACATCGTGTCAGCAAGTTCCACCTTGCCGTAGATCTGTTTGTAGAAAGGCGCGTTGCCAAAAGTGTTAAGCCTTTCGTTCTTGACACCCTCCGGCGGATCAAAGCCGAAATACGGCGTGTCGTCATCGACAGCGAGAAAGGAGCGTCCGATAGCGACAATCCTGCCCCAGACATCGAGGCCATAGCCCTCGGCGGTGCGCGGATTGACCAGCTTCTTATACAGCAGGTCAATGTCTGATTTTGGGTTTATCGCCTGCCAGAACGCGTCTATGACCGCGCGCATTCTCTTGCTTGTCGCGTACTGAGACTGAACCGTCTCCGCGATATCCCATGCGTCAAAACTCGTGAAGTCTTTCATGACAGCACCTCTACCGAAATGCGGTCTGAGGTCAGGGTTGGATTGCCCGTTATCGGCATGTAGGCCGTCTCACTCCATGACTGCCCGTCAGCCGACACCTGGATTCTGACTACCTGCGATATGCCGGAGTCGAGGACGGAGGGGATAAACCTGGACGCCAAAACGGTATCGCCCGGAGCAACTCTGAGGATAGGATCTCCGCCGATAGTGGCCAATGACTCTCCATAGAAGTTGTCGTAGACGGCAGTCTTTACAGTCTTTTCGTACTCATCGGGCAGGCTGTCCCTGCCGGCCAGCGTGACCTTTACGTATACATCGTACTCGTCAGGCCTGTAAAAAATAACGTTTTCAACGGCCTTTGTCGCGCTGTCGGTAACTGCTACCGTGGTGTTTCCGTTGTAGTCGCAGCCTGCTGAGCACGAGTTGTAGATGGCTTCCGCGATATCCTTGTCAGTGCCACCGACAACAGAAACAAAGATGCTGTGAGCCTTGAGGTAATAGCCGTCAATCTCGATGGGGACGTTCGTCTTGTTCTCGCGCACAATACAACTGACCACGTTGGAGCAGTTGGCGACACGTGCGTAGACTGCCGCGATGGTGCCGCGGCTGTTGAGGCCGACAGACGCGTAGCGCCTTGCCTCAAAGGCTCCCTGAGTCTCCGCGTTCTGCCCGACAACAGCGGCGGCCTCGTTGACGGCGGTGTCCCAGCCCGCGACCATTGTGTTGATGCGCGAGAGCGTTCCGGCGGCGGCGGAGATGAGGCCGGAGGACTGGCACTCGAAGACGCACTCGCATGTGCCGTCAGCACCGATGGTCTGCGCCTCGGTGTTCTGCCAGACGGTATCATCAGCAGTGCTCATGACCTGAGCAGAGACCGGGATTACAGTGCCGGGCAGGCCGGTGCACTTTATGACCGCGCTTGACGCGATGGCGGGCTTCCTCTGCAGGAAGTAAATCTCGGCAAGCGCGTCCTGGAAGATGCCCGTTGCCTTCAAGGGGTTGAGCATATTCGCGAGGTACAGCAGCTCACTGTCCTTCTGTGTGATGCTTGCCGTCTGCGAGTCGATAATCTGCCCCGCGGGCGTCTCCGGCTCGGTGTTCAGCTCTGCAGTGCCGTCAGACTTAAAGGCCTGCTTCCACGCTTGAGCCACTGCCGCCCTGACGCTCGCCACATCATCGGCGGAAAATCCGGTCTGAGGATCAAATGCTAATGCCATAAGTTTCTCCGTCCTCCATAGTCAGCTGAATGTCTCCAGTGAGCGTCCGCGGCGTGACCGATGAGCCGTCAGGACTCTGCGCATCCCTCTGCGCGAGCACAAGGTCTTTCACCTCTGCCGCCCTGACTCCGTCAACGCCGAGCGCGGCCTGCCTGACGACAGCGCGGAAGACACTCATCGATGGCTTGCGCCCCAGCGTAATGGCAAAATGCGGTATACCGCGGTCAGGATCGTAATACGCGTCATCAGTAAACAATCTGACTGCGTTGGATACATTCTGCGCTACCGCGTAATCGCCTGTCGTTACCGCGATGTTGCCTGACGCGTCAAGCTGTATATCCCACTCCGCGTCAAGCAGCAGGCTATGCCCGTATGCCATATATCCTCCTATAGCGGCGTGCTGGTTGTGCCGCCGCTGTCGCCTTTGTGAGTGTGAGAGAGATAAGACTTGCCGCCTGCAGACATATCGCCCGAAACGGTCAGAGTGCCGTTGATGATCACCTGCCCGGTTATCTCCACCTTCGGCGCCGTAACCTTTACCGCCTGCGAGGCCTTGATCTCCACCTCGCTGTCAGTCTCTATTTTACAGCCTTCCGGAGCATGGATAACGATAGTCTTATCCTGCTTTATCTCTATCCATACCTCCGGTTTTTGGGTGTGGATCGCGCCGACCATGACGGAGTCTGACTGGCTGAACTGGCGGTAGGAGCCTGCAGGCACCGGCTGAGCAGTGCCCTGTTTTATACCCGATATGTCCTGCTTGCATGACGAGAAGAGCGCGATGTCTCCGGGGACGGGGTCGATGATGAGTGCGGCAATGCCTCCCTGGACCCTGACATACGGCAGCCTGCTCATGCTGGGCATAGGGAGGCTTTTGCCGCTGGCGTCAGCCTGAGCTGTCAGCTGGGTGGCGGAGACGCTTCCGGAACCATCGTCAGAACCCTTGCCGGAGCAGGCGTCAACCCTGCCCACGAATGAGGTGGTCAGCCCGTTCCTGAGCTTCTGCTCCATTGCAAAGTCGAGGGCGTTGTATGCTCCGGTGTCGCTGTACGCGGTATCAAGGCCGCGCTTGGTATGGTCGTCAATCTGTGCCATTACGCGTATTTCCCGTTAGGTGATTTGTTTGGATAGAAGCCTGTAATCTGGCTCTCCCAGGAGCCGTCTCCCGGCATATTTGCCGATAGCTTGTGCGTCAGCTTGACGATGCGCCATGTGCCGGAGGCCTTTGGAACAATCGTCTGTAACTCAATCAACCCGCCGAACTTGAAGGCAGGGTCAAAGATGGCCTTGCACTCAACGCCGTTCTGCGTGATTGTCGGATAGCCGAGCAGGCCGGAGTCCTTCGAGAGCACGACGGTCTCGCCCTCCCTGCCCGCGCCTGTCGGCACAAGGACTGCCTCGCCGTCGTCCATGATGAGGTCTGCGCCAATCTGGCTGGCGCACTGCTGAGCCTGCTGTACCGGGGAACCGCTGAACACGCAGTCTGAAATCTGGGTGTCAACCCCCTGGTTCTGGAACGTGAACCCCGCCTGCTCCATCTGACCCTTGATGAAGGCGTCAGCCTTCTGCGTGCCGTTGATGGCAGTCGGGCCCTTCGCGATCATGCGTCCGAAGTAACCGACAGACGCCTCCATTTTGAATTTGACGTCCGGTGCGGCATTGAAATCCGCTCCGGCCTTTGTGATTGTGCCGCTGAACACCTGCGAGAACTCGTGGTACTCATCTCCGGCGTAGATGGTCAGCTGGTTGTTCTTCACGTAGAGTGGATCAAAGGCGAGAGTGCTGAGCTGCTCCATGTCCGCAAGCCTCATGCCCGCGATTTCGACAGACGCCTTTCCGCACTCCGGATACGCGAGTTTCTGAATGGAGCAGGTCATGGCAAGGTCTTCAATCGTCTTTGTGTTCCCGCCGTCCTCAAACTCACCCTTGTACAGCTGTATCACAATGCGGAGCTGGCGCCTGACGAATGATGTGTTATTCATCAAGCGCCTCCGTCTCATCATCAGTCAGCCAGTACAGCTGGAAGCGCGTGCCCCACTCAGCAAAAGCCGGAGACTCCTGCGTCTGCGGAGTGCCTGCCTGAGCGTCAATCACGTAAAACTGTCCACGGAAGCCCCTGAGCGGATAGGGGAGTACCGGAGTTGTCGGCTGGCAGAGCATGCCCTCCGCAAGCAGTGTCCGCCCGACGGTGAGGTCGAGGTACATAAATCCGGCACGCTCGAAGACATGGAGCGTGCAGACCTGCCCGTCAAGATCAATCTGCATAGACTGATTCGGATAAGCCGAAAGCGGTATCTGTATCATCTGCTCCTCCTAGCCTCTGAAATAATCTCTGAGCGACGTAAGAGTGGAAGTCTCTCCGGCCTTTTTCGTCTTGCCCGAAGCTGACGACGTGCTGGTGCTCTTCGCCTGCACCCTGCCGCGCTTCTGCTCCGGCGCGACCTTGGTATTCGTGTACTTGCTCTCGACCTGTCTGACCTCCTCGAGGCCGATGTCGATGTACGCCACATCGAGGCCGTCCTCAGGCTTCCGGCTGTACTG